GGAGTTTCTTCGGGGTGTATTTCATCAGGAATGGTAGGGCGGAACCGAGACAGAAAGCGAGATCTGGTTTCTCTTCTTCACGCGCTTTCTGCTCTCCGTTTTCCATTTCCATAATGAGGGTGGCGTGTTGATCTTCCGCCAGATAGTCTGCAGCAATTTCATCTGGAAGGACAGCGTGGACGCCGAGATCAAGTCCCCAGGTTTGGTGTTCTTTCGCGTTGGTTGTAATGATCTGACCGAGCGCGAGTTCGTTAGCGGAGTTTTCGTTGATTGCGACGATGTCCTCGATGGTGGGTTTGAAGTCTGGTGGGGTGAAAGCGAAATTAACTTCCTTGTGGAAGTCGAATTCTTTAGTTCCGCTGTGGCAATCGTAATCTTTGAAGAATTCTACATGGGCCCGGGTGAACAAGTTTTGGGAACGTCCGCTGAGCTTCGGGTCTTGTTCGTGATGGTGTTTGAAGCAACATCCGTGTTTTTCGAGGAAGGTGGTGATTTTCTTCCAAGTTTCTTGAAACCAGCTCGGGGGGTCTCCGTTCTTAAGCATGTGGGAGAGGGCTTTCTCGATGATGTAGTGGTCTTGTCCGCGTTGGAAACATGCAAGCAAATAGATGGAGAGGCAGACTTGAGTGAATTCTTCCGTCGTAACGTTCCAGTGCAATTCGACTACTTTTTCGCCGAGGCGTACTTCGTTGACGAGTGTGCGAGCGTAAGCTTTGACGGTGTCGATGTTGAATCCAGCTTCCTTGCGAGCATAGATGAACTCAAAGAGTTTCCGAACTTTTGAAGCGTCAGTGATGACATACTCAATCTCCTGTCTTTTGCAGAAAGAGTTCAAGGCCAGCTTCGTGAAGTTCGGGACTTTGCACAAATTGATGAGTTCGTTCGGGACTTGGTAAAAGAAAGAACCGCCGGCAGTGACTCTGGTGATGTTGAGTTCAAATTGGCTGCCGTTGTGTCGTACCTTTTCGATGGCAATGCCGAAACCGAAAGGAGTGTCCAGGGCACCAGTGGTGAGGTAGGACAACCAGTCGGCT